GCCGGCATTGGCGCAGAACTGGCAACCGGTGACTTCCATTCCGTTGACGGTTCCGGACGGCGCGGCCGGCTGGATGACCAGGCCGTGCCCGGCGGACAGACCAAACCACGTATTCGAGATCAGGGTGTCGAACACCCCGCCGCCGGGGATGAACATCGCCGCCGACGACCCCTTCGCGCTGTCGAACAGGCAATTCGTGATGGTCAGGGCGAATGTGTTGTTGCTGGCGGGTGGCCCAACCAGAAACGGCCCGTGGAACGTCGCGTTGATATTGGACAACAGCAGCGTGTCGCCGTTCCTGACGATGATGCACGCATTCGGTTGCGTGCCGGTCATGGGGCCAGCCAGCACCATGTTCGTGACCATGCAACCGCCGAAATTGTCGATGACGATACCGGCGCCGCCCGCCAATGGACTGAACATACTTCCATCGCTGACGGTCGCGCCAACGGCGAGAACGCTGGCCGAAACACCCTGGATAACGATTCCGTTGAAGTAGTTCTGCAACGTGAAGTCGCGAACCGACCCCGCGTTGCCTTGCATCTCTATCATGGCGCCGGTTTGGGTGCCGAGCCCGGTGATCTGAAGGTTGGATATTCCGCACGATGTGTTCAGCAGAATATTGGGATTGGCGTTACATGCCATGGTCAGCGTTGACGCCGCCCGGCCCGCGCCGCGCAAGGACACCCCCGTCGGCAATGTAATCGGCCCGGAGCTGAGATAGTTTCCGGGCGGGATCGAGATCGTGCCGCCGAATGGCAATGCCGCGATAGCTGCGTTGATCGCGGCGAGGTTGTCCGTCGTGGCGTCGCCGACGCCGCCGTATTGAACGATCGACACGGCGCCGAGCGATGTCATGACATAATCGCGCACCGCCGGCAGACGGAAGCGGCCGGACCCCGCTCGCTCCCCCACCAGGGAAGAGGAACTCGTGGCGGCGCCCAGGTCGGGCATGTCGGCGATGCGGACGCCGGGGAATGTTCCTGTTGTCACGCTCATGGCGTCGGTGCTCCGGCGAGGAAGATGGCCTCCTCATTCGGGTTGGTAAGCGTCGCCGGGTGCGGATCGGTCAGCATGATCAGCGGGGCGATCGAGCGCGAGACCATCGGGCGGACATGCAGGTGCCCCTCCGCCAGCAACTCGACATCGCCGCCGCCATCCGTGTCGAACAGGATTGCCCAACGGCAGCGGCGCGGCCAGGCGGTCATGGTGCCGGCGGGGACGACGATGCGGAACGTGCCGCTGGCGGCGGTATAGACCGTCCCCAGGCCGGTCCAGAGCGTCGTGGCGGGCCCGGCGATACCACCGCCATACCAGCAACCCCACCCGTAATCCCAGCCGCCGAAATACGGTCGGCAGCCCCGGCTGTCGGCCCAGACAAACATCGAGACCGCCGGGCCGCCGAGACCGCCGGACAGTTCGATCGGCGACGCATCGGGACTGTCACGCTCCACGACAGAGATCAGCAGCGAGAGGCTGTCCGTGCCGCCGAGGACGAGATCGCGGATCGGCACGCGGATGGGTGAGGCGCGGTCGAGTGGCAGCGTGATGGCGATGGCGGTCATTTCGGCGCCTCCAGACACTTATCGAGGATCTTGGTCAGCATCGTATTGCGCGCCTCGGTATTGTGAGAAAACGAGTAGGTCGCGACCCCAAGAAAACAGATGTTCAGGACGATGAGCACCACGAACCCCGCCGGGAGAGCTTTGATAAGGCGCTCCGGTACCGTCGCGAGGATATGCGTGGGCGAACGTCCGTTGTCATTGGCGTGCTCGCTCACTCCGCGCTCCGTGGCTGTTGACCACGAAGTTTTCCTTTTCCGTTCCGCGCGACCAGCACCAGCCTCGCCAGGATTTCTGGCATGTTCCGTTCCATATATCGATAAAGATCGTATGCTTCCTGGCGGCGCTCAGTCGATGTGTGGTCGCGCCTGATGACGTGACAGCGTTTCGAGCAGTACTTCTTGTTGGGCACGTATTTCCCGTCGAACGTGATCTCGGCATTGCAAACAGCGCAGCGACGCGCGTGATCCAGCGTCAGTGGTTGTTCACCACGAGGGTTCAGGTTAGCGGATGTTTTGGCTAAGTACATTATGCTAACACCATGATACGGTTCTGCGCCACGATATCGCTGATCGAAGCGACACTGGCCCAGTGCTCGAGCACGACACTCGTGGCGAGCGCCTGCACGGTCGTGGTCGGTACGGAAGCCCAGTGCTCAAGGACCACGCTCGTGATCTGCGCGTCGGGGTTCGTCGCGAACCATTGTTCCAGAATAACCTGAGTTGCTCTGGTGTCCGTCACGTGACTGTCCTCGGACCCACTTGAGCATTGTTTACACCAGCCGCTGTCCAGGCCACCGATGTGTTAGGATCGACGGTATCCGTCCGCCAGGCCCACAGCCAGCCACTGCTACTGAGCGTCATCGTCGGTGATGCGACCGTCGTTCCGCCGCTCTTGAGTTGCACCGCCGCCGTGCGCGATCCCGCGTCACTCTTTTGCATGAGGGCGCGCGTCGTTACCGCGATGGTGCTAACCGGTGTCGAGGCGATGGCGCCGATACCGTAGAAATCCGCGTCACCGGGTGTGCTGTCGTAGACGTAGGATGTGGCGGCGTCCTGCTGCGCCTCACTCACAGCCTGCCAGTTGGCGGGCGTGGCGGTATAGGTCCATGACTTTTGCCCGGCGAACGCGGGCATGGTCGTGACCGGATTGGTCTGCGGAAATACCGCGTAGGCCGTGTTCGATACCGCGCCGTTCGCGGCGTTGCTGTTGGTGGATGAAAACGCGGAGGTGGTGGTCCCGTCACACGACGCGCCAACCCAGTATTGCGTGCCCTTCACCACGGTGACGCCCGTGAACGTGAACGCATGGCTACCAACCACGACAGGTGTGACAGGTGCCGTGGCGGACGCCAACAAAGCCCCAGGCCTGCCGGTCCCGTCATCCGCGAAGATCGCGCATTTCATGTTGACGGCGTTACCAACCGTGGCGACGCTTACACTGACGCCGTTGACGACGCCACTGTAACCGGCGGTAAACGCCGTGTAGTTGGCGATGGAAATCATGTTTTGCGAGCCGTTGAATGTTCCGGTCGCCGTCTGCGTCAGCACGCCGGTCGAGGTCCGCGCGAACTGCACCGACGCATCGCTCGCGGGCATTCTGGTATAGCAACGAATGTCGCCCATCCAGGCGACGGCGGACGCATCGCTGCGCCAGAACAGGTCGTCGAGCGCCTGTAAGTTAACAGCGGCCTGTTGAGCGATCTGTATCTTATTCGCATATGCGTTGGCGGAGTTTTGGGTATCACGTATGGCGGTGCTGTCGTAATCATCAGCCGGATTGCCATTCTTGCGAACACGGAACCGTCCAACCGTATTGCTGATTATCACTTCAAACTCGAACGCATACCATGTGTTGATCACCGGGAACGCGCCTGTGTAGGTGTCGAGCACGGTTCCCGCCGGACCACCAGATGTAAGCAAAATAGCGCCGTCTGAACGAAACACGATGGAACACTGAGCCGTGGCGCCATCCAGCAACTGCACATAGGTTCCAAGAGTTGACCCGGTGATGGTCGCTGATTGCAGAAAAGCGACAGCGATATGATGCACGGCGTCGTTCACGCCGCTGGTCTTGATCATCGTGCTGTTGCCGGTGCCCTGCCACCGGAACGACTGACTACCGGCGAAGCGACCCGCCCCGATGATGACGCTCGTATTGGTGCTGCTGTCCCAATACCCATTAACGGCATCGGCTGGCGCCGCGTAGCAATCGAACGAGTCCCCCCAGGCCCATGCGCACATGCCTAAATCCTCGCACAGAGTAGGGTGATGCCGATGTCGGACAGACTGGCGTCCTGACTAACCGGAGCCACACATTGCAATACGTCACCCGCCGCCATCGTCGCGCCACTACCAGCGAGTGTCGCGCTGGTGTTGCTCGCTGATGTCACCGTAACAGTGCCGATGGCGGTGATGGTCGTGCCGCCCGTGATCCGGTTGATGATGAAGCCCGCGTTGCTTGTCGCTTTGACGCTGTCATACACGGTGCATCCAGCGAGTGACGCGGGGACAACCAACGCCATTGCCATCGGTGCGTTAACGATTGCACCCGTGGCGGGTTTGGATGCGAACGCGAACGTGATTGGCACCTGTTGAACCTCTACCGGCAACTGCGCGTAGGTAAGCGCGGGCAACCGCGCCGCGTTGAGCGTGCCCGTGCTGATGTTGGCCGCGTTCGTCGTGTCGGTCGTGGCTGACGCCGCGAAACCAACACCGTTTGTCTTCAGCACGGATGGATTGGGATAAGTTCCGCCGAGATCACCGCCCGCTGGACCAACAGGACCACCAGCACTCGCACTGACAATGCTTGTCCACTTGGTGCCATCCCAACGCCACGACACGCCAGCGGCGTTGAAGATGTCGCCCGTTACGGGACCGTTGGGGAAATCAAGCGGCATCGTCATGCCTCCTTCATCGATACGGCACGCGGCACCATCGACTGTGGATCGTCCGCCACGGCGTGGTTGGCGCACTGCTGCTGTATCGACGCGATGAGCGGCGCGACAACGGCGTAGGGAACCGGTGCCTGCGCGATGACACGCAGCACGGTTTCCCAGGTTTGCGCGTCGAGGATGACGGGGATGCGGTCTGTGGGGTTCATGCTATGCGACCCGGATCATGACGGCACTGCCGTTGCGATAGAGTTGCCCAACTCCGATACCGCCCGCCGCCGCCGCCGCATCGTTCGCATATGTCGTACTGGCCTGTAACGCGGAGAGTGCGATCCGTCCCGTAAGACGACTGAT